TCAGCGGAAATTATTTAAAAGTGTCGTTTATCCGCATTATTACTGGATTTTATGCATTTTAGGTTGAACAACGGTTAAGCAACCGTTTTAGTTTTAAACAGAATTTAACACGCTCACATTTATATTTCTCGGATAGAATAGTGAAGTCCAAAGAACTTAATGAGCTTTAAAACGTTGGCTCGATTATACTTTGACGGAGCAGGAATTATTAATGTTTTATCGCTATTAACATATACCGTCTTTACATCGTCTCTCCAAATAAAATCAGGAAAATGCTCAACCAATCTGAGGTCTTCCCATGTTTCCCTACCAACAAGAAGTATGCCTTTCCCTAGCTTCTGCTGCATGGAGCATATTATATCCCACGCAGCAGCGTAGTTATCTACGATTATTGCATCCCTCATGAAATGTGGGTCCTTGTTAAATACTTTCAGCATTACTCCCACCTCCTATTATTACCATAATTACACCATAATTTTATCTTATCTGCAATTACTATTTATAAACAAAAAAAGACCTTACCAGGACATACGCCCAGTAAGGTCTTTTGTGTATTTACCATTAATCCACACGTCCGCCCTCGTATGGTAGGGAGATGCTTGGATCACCTCTCAGTCATCGATGAATTACTACTCCGATTGTCGCACCCGCTCCCAGTATTTGGGATAGGTTGCGTTGCATTCGTAAGCGTTTGATTGTTCTCTTGTCGTTGTCGATTTGCCCTTTCAACTCTGTCAAAGAGTTCTGCATTTCGGACAAGACAATTTCTTGCTTCATTGATTGAAGTTTGGCTTGCATTAATTCGTTCTCCAATTTGTTGATTGTATTGTGAGCTTCGTTCAATTCTTGTCGCTGCTTCACGGCTATAGTCTGTGCTTCTGTCAATGGAACGCTGGATGCTTCGATTAAGCTCAACGCTTTCGCGTTGTTGCTTTTCAATTCGTTCCACTGACTCACGGGCACGCTGATAGTCGGTTCCGCTTGGTTGGTAGAAGATATATCCGAGGCAAAGACAGATGACGAGCCCAATACCACCGATAATAATATAGCGGTAAGTAGGGTGATTAAGTAAAATTTTGATTTTGTCATACATTATTCCCCTCCTATAAAGTCCGTAATGCCCCTTGCTATAGCACGCACTATAGTATCAAGGTCATTGTTAAGTAGTGCTAGGTCTTCATCATTATCAATGAATGCCATTTCAACTAACACGGCTGTTGCATCTGTGCCGTTTAATACCCATAAATCTTGACGTTCCTTAACGCCGCGATCCACGGTATTAATGCTGCGAATGATTTGTGATTGAATGTCATTCGCTAAGCGTTGCCCGTTAAAGGACTTAAACAATGTTTCAGTGCCACGTGCCTGCGTATTGAATGCGTTACAGTGGAGTGATACAAATATATCTGCACCCCATTCATTAGATGTTTCACATACAAGACCTAAGTCATCACTCTGCAGGGTACGAACTTCGCACCCTGCTGTTTGTAAATAACAAGCCAATAACTTACCCGCATCACGAGCAACGTCGCATTCACGACGTCCTGTGTTAGGATTTACTGCTCCAGAGTCCAGGTCAATATCATGACCTGGATTTATAAATATTTTCGTCATTACTACTACCTCCTTCTAATTTATCAGGGACACCATTGTTGTTTCTATCCAACCAAAGGCCTAGGAAGCCTACTACGGCTGTCAATACGCTAGGAATGAATATGTGGTCAATAATATTGAGCCCAACATCAATCAACTTATTAGTTTCACTTGATACATAACCCCTAGCAAATGCCATAACATACTCTGTTATGACTAACCAAATAGGAATTAGCATAATAAGCACTAGAATCCGTGTCGCTAGTACTCCAGTAGGTCTAATGTTAGCAACACGAACAGCACCATATGCTGATTTCAGTCGGTTCATGATTTTATACTTCATCACTAATCGCCCCCTATATCATCGGTACTGAGCGTGATACTTCTTCCTATTGGCATATTGTTTAGAACTTGGATATGCATCAATTCAGTACTCAGACTTTGAACTGTAGTTTCGAGGTTATTAAGCCTGTGAAACTTCGCTGCATCTCGTTCTTCCAGCTTGACCAACTGCTTTAATATTTCCTGATTACTTTTTGTTAAATCAGCGATACTATTGATAGCATCGGATAACTTATCATCATAATCTTTACGTTGCTTATCCATGCGTCGAGCCAAATGGTCATCTAATTCTTGCTTAACTGCAACTAACGAGGTATGTTCTAAGAACCACACCATCGCACGAAACGAGCCCCGCAGAGCAGCCCAGATGACCCCCAAGAGGGTCACCCAGAATCCAATGTCCGCGAAATACGGCGGAATTCCGAAGTCCATTAGCAATAATCTAATTTCGTCCATTTAGACCTCCGATTTTTCTAAATATATTTACATTCATTACTAATCACCTCTTTAATTAAACGGTATTGGGGATGGTTTATCGTACCCGGTCACATCGACTACCAAATACTGAGATGTGGTTTTACCAGAACAACCTACAGGATACGTGGTGACTGTATTCCAATCAATGGACTGATACGATTTCAGCGATACGGTACTCTCATCGTGAAATCTGAACGTTTGCCACACTCGCCCCGTGTGTGACTTTTTATCTCCATTATTAATATTAGGCCCCCAAACGGATGCATCGATTACGGACATGGGTATAATTGCAACCTTAACGCCATATGACTTTGGATCACGAGCCATATTTGTAAAGGTATCCGGAACGTAGTTTGATAACTGGTTATACCAATCGTGCGCATAGTGATCGATTATGCGAAGGTACCTGATGCGGCTATCATATATCACATCATTCTGCAGGTTGTAATCTGCTGCCCAGGATGCTTTATAGTATTTGTGTCGGCCAAGAACTTGCAATGCCGTATTAGGTTTACTACTTCCTACCTTATCAACAAATCGAATACGAGGCGTGTCTGCATTGGCTGCAACGTCCTCGAAGTAACCAAAACAATAGAACTTGATGCCAGCTTTTACTTCATCCACCATTGCTTGTGTTACCTTTTCGCCTGGCTTAATTACATCCACTACCAGTACCATTAATCGCTCACGACGTTTATGGACCCATTGAGCCGCAAATTCATATCCTTGTGGAACTGATACTGCTATAAGAGGTGCGTCACCATGATATGCGTAATTAGTGACATAAAAGACCTGGATTACATTAGCATCCCCCGCATTATATCCATATTGGTATTTATTTGTAGGCACCAGCATAGGTGTGTAAGCTACAGGCTTGAGCGGGATTTGAACCGTTGGCGTTATCCCCCTCATTGCCCCGGTGTAGAGAACTGCCTCTTTTTGATTAGGAAAGCTAAGATATACTAGATTATCATAGGTATCGTTTATAATCGTAACACCTTCTTTATTCTGGATGTTAATAAATTCCATACGCCAGCCACCCTTCATACGTAAGATCTTTAAATTGACGATTGATATTATATTCATCCTGGGACACTGCAAAATAATATGTTATGATATTGCCCCTAACCTCCGCCACTAAGTACTGTCCCATAGCTGCAGCCCAGACATGTTGCTCAGGCTGCAATCCATTCACAGTAATTTGTTGGCGTCGATTAGGGATGTCAGATACATACATCCGCCCCTCGATACGTGTGAGCCTTTCCTTGAGATTTAGTATGATATTGCCGTTAACGTCATAAGCTAATACATGCGGTTCCATAATACCTCCTACCAGCACCCAAGTTTAATCCGAGGGTTGTTATCATCATCAAAACCTGTAATAAGGTTATCTTGAATCTCAACACGAGCACCGGTCTCTCTCGAACGAAGTAACCCGATTGTACTGGACACCGCCGCTAAATTATCAACATGTAATTTGTCGGCAGTAACTGCCCGGGCTTGTATCATCCCTTTGGCAATAACATTGTTATCAAATAATGTCTGCCCCGTAACGTGCAATAATTTACCATCAATGCGGGTACCGCCCCTGTATTGGGTAATAGCACTCATTACCTTATCACCGTCGATAACTTGTGATTTGATTGCATTATCGAGTTGCGTAATGCGGGTGCTCATTTTATTAGCTAAATTATTAACTTGTAAATCAATAGCGTCTTGCAACTGACTGATTGACGTCTTGATATTGGCAACGCTGTCATCGTATCCGTCTACAGCATATACTTCGAGTTTGTAAATCCATGCGATAAAGTTTGGACTGTTGTTTTTGCCGTTATCACTTTTAAAGTAGACATATCCACAGTCATGTCCGTCTGTATTCTGCGGATTCCATTCGTTCCCATACTTCCAAAAGAATATATATTCTTGCGGTTTATCTGAACCCTTGTTAGATGTCAGAAATCCTGTCGGCGTATCGCCACGACCAAGATGATTGTTATTTAAATACAGGGATATGTCGGATTTAACTTTCGCCACCATACGGACAATATAAGTATTATTTAATTGCCCCTCTAGTGATTTCCCGCCAGGTGTGATTCTAAAACCGCCATACCCGATAGAGGTATATTTTGTGTCCCCTATTAATATGCCGCACATTTGACCGCCAGTATTAACGTCTCCCCATTTAGGTGAGGGAGCCGCAAGCTTTTGTATTACTCGCTGCCCGGCTTTGGCATACGTCACTAATTCGGCTTTATTCTTAAATGTAGGGTCTTCCATTAACTGCGGTGACCGAGACATCAATGCAACGGCTTTCGCATAATCTAGGACGCCCGACGTCCCTTTATCAAGGGCGGCTATGCGCCTATTAATATCATTAATTCCTAAAGCTTCTTTATCCAACATTTCCTTAGGAATCGCGACTTTAATAGTCACAGTTTTTTCATTAACAAGTCCATCTCCGAACACATCCACAAATGAGCAACGTATCCGGTATATTCCGGCTGAGTTCGAATATGTCAGCATGGTGCTAGTAGTTTCAAAATCATCAGTGCGCTCATCTCCGATCACGTGGCATCTGATTGCGTATGCTTGTGCCGGCTTAGTAGAGAAGTAAAGATTAAATCCCCCTAACTGATTTTTTACTACAAGCTCAGGCGCGGCCAACTGCGGAACGTTATACTCGTATGTTGCTGCAGTCGAGTATTTGCCCAACGTGCTGCGAGCATATAAATAAACAGTATCCGCTCGTTTAGATAGGGTAAGTACAGCAGATGTACCTTTAACTCTTGCCAATAAAGCATTCGTATCTTTACCAGGATTATTATCGGTACGTAATTCGTAATAGTCGACGTCAGCATTCAGCACCTCATCCCATGATGCGGTGGCATTTCTACCGAACGTAATACCAAAATTACTAGGCATGTCAGGTATTGCATCCATTGGTTTGACTAGCACATCAACCATTTGGGCTGTTTCTGCTCTGTTGCCAAATCGGTCAACCGAGATTGCTTTGATTCGATATGTCTCACCTGGGCCCAATGCCTTAATGATCACTTGGCTTGTACTACTTCCCGCATATTGCCATTCTTGACCGGATACAGGCTTTCCGCTTTTAGCGGTTAGCATATACCACACTTCAGCTACATCGAAGTTAGCCGGATTACTAGGTGGATCAAATAGTACTTGTAAGTCGTAGTACACACTCTTATCTGCAGTCTGATTATATCGACTGAGTACGTGCAAATTTTGCACATCCTCTGGCGTTTGCATTTTAGGTATGTTAATCGATTTAGTAATACCGGTAGTCAGCTGCCCTAACTCGTTAATAGCCTGCACCCGCACCTCATAGGTCGCACCTAGCAGCACATCAGATATCGTGGTAGTATTTGTGGATGCTGGGTAGTTTCCGATATATGTCCATGTATCACTTTTTACGTTTCGGTAATTCACAACTACATTTGAGACTTTTCCATCGCGAGGTAACTGCCACGTTACACCTATACGTGAATACATGATGCCATTAGCACCATAGACATCGCTCACTAACCCTACTGATTGAATATCAGATGCACCGTGATTCGTATAATCAATACTTGGCACCGTGCCATCATCTGATACATAGAGTTCTGGATAATATTCCATGCATTGAATCTTACGAGTCATTTCTGATAGTGTCTTTGTAATAGCCAACACACGAAATGGCTTAGCCGATTTAGAGACCTCTCCGAATGCATATACCGCATCAGGCTGCACCGGTATAGCCTCTTTAACAATCACATTGAGACCTGATACATTTACTACGTTAAACGTAGAGACGATATCCGTAGAGTTGCTACGAATTAGCAACTGATAATTCTTCCCTGGTTGTACCGACACTTCCTTGTCAAGTGTAATCGTCTGGCCACTTACCGCAACCACACGACCGCCCTCGCCCCATTCAGGTATGTCGTGCTGAATTAGAATGATATCTCCTACCGTGCACGCTATGGCATCCGTAAACGCCTCTATTGTCACAGTACGTATTTCATATTTATTACATCGCAAGAAATGCTTACCGTGTTTATAGGCCTGCTCAAGACTAGTGCACCCCATGAGTTCAACTTGTGCCGGATTTGTTAGCGTATCCGACTCGTCGTAAGTATCCCCATATACTGGAATGACGTCTCGCTCATAATCCTTATCCTTGTTAAGGAACGATATTTCAACAGAGTTAGCCCTAGCCTCCACACCTTGAAACTCTTCAGTAAAGCTGCCGTGTTTTATATTGGCTACAGTAAACAACTGTACCGGTGTAGATTGATAATCGCTAACGCATGTGAACCTGGTTCCTACAGGAATTACCTTCCCTCGACCTACTGCCTCTGGATACTTTAACGCATCCCATAATCGCATAGCGGTGTCGTATATATAATTGAATGTAAACCCATTCGTTTTACACTTATCCGCCCATGCCTTAAATGCGTTATAGTCAAGGCGCATATGGGGCTGTCCGAATACAATATATTCACCGCCAATCTTACGGCAGATGTGGATTAAATCATATGCAGCCCATGCCGGATTATCCGCCGGTTGAGCTTCGTACTTATTGATATACGGATTGAACACATACACCTCTGAACGTTCTTGAATCCATGTCACTTTTGGATCAGTTCCACTTAGTTGAGATGTGGCCAAAGCCTTAATTCCAATGAGGGCTTTCCCTGGATGCACGAAATCGTCATATATAATTTGAGTTAGTTGTACCCAGTAGACCTTATTAACATGACGCAGGCTTTTCCCATCTTTCGCACTGCATCGCATACGAATTTCGTAGCGAGCCTTTTCGAGATTGTCGAATCGAAATACACGATAAAACGCATTATTTGTCGCCTCTTCAATTCGTCCTGCGTAATCAGATGTATTCGTCACGCTATTGTCTGACTTAATAAAGTTCCACGCATCCCGACGCTTAATGTGACCGGCCATGCCTTTTTGATTTGCTAAAGGTAATGCCTGCCAGGACTCATCACCTACCTTACGAATTTCTGCTTTCAACGTGACAGACGTACGGTCAGCGCCGCCGCTATCATTTGAATAATATAATCCGTTTGGAAATCCAACAGTTAACTCTATCGCGTCACACGCATCGCCTTGTACCTGTTGCGTATTCCATGATTCAGTCAATTCATAGTTTAGGGATTGATCCGCAAAGTTATCATTGAAGTTTGGGATGACCGTTTGGTCATTTGTACCCTTTCTGACATCAACCTGCACATCCTTATAATTACTGATTGGGTTAGCATTAATACGAATATCTTCTATCTTTGATAACTCGCCCTCACCGGCACAGTATAAGAGATTAAGATATTGCTTTTCACCATCACTAATTACATGGCGGGATAATAATAACCCAGCGCTTTTCATTCGGCCATACGTAACGGCTAAAGGGTAACCTTGTCCGGTAACAGTTTCAGTACCTCCCCAGCCATATGTATTTGACTGTTCGGAATTCGAACGGTCAACCTTAGGGGCAGTTAACTTTGAAATGATAGCATTACCTATCATCCCTACCGCCATAGCAATTACTGACCGCCAAATTAAGCTTTGTATACCAAAGATAGCACCCGAAGCGATACCACCGGTAAATACAGCCATCCCGATTGATAGAAGAACACCAAAGAATTTACCCTCAACTCGGGGCATTACTACAATGTAGTCTTCATCGTTCACAACTGTATCAGGCGCTGCTTCATGTCCATTTACTGAGTACGCCCATTCACCAGGTGCACTGAAGTAATAGCTGATAGACTTGCCCTGTTTAAATGGCAAATATTTTGTATCCCGTTGCTCTGGCTTGAACGGATTATTTACAATGATTACATTAACCATCTGCTACTCCTTCCTTTCATAAATGTGCTTCAATCGAGGCACGTATTTTGATATATGCTCTATACAGGTGCCACTGTGTTCAGTAGCGTGTATAAATTTACCTTCACCAAGATAAACCCCTACATGATCGAGATTTTTACCATATAGCGCAAATACCAAAACACTCCCTGGCATTGGCTCACGAACCTCGCGCCATTCATCCATTTGGATTTGGGTATATTCGGGTAGTGATATTCCACTACGCCGATATACCTCAACAACTACATCCCAGCATTTCATTTCCGAGAATGGGGTACCTATCATATCAGTCAAGTCACTTATTGGATGCATACAGTCCTCCTTGCGGGATAGTAGGTTCTCCGCCAAATCGTGTACTGTTCCCCAATTCACGACATCGCGCTAGGGTTTTATTGCATTGATTTTCGTGACCCTTATATCCACACTGAACCCCTTTAAATTTGAACGGACAGAAATCCTTCATCACACGGATTAATGGGAATCGTCGAGTAAAGCTAAAGTCAGTACCCAGTGTAAACTCCATCCATTCAGCATTTGCATGAGTTCCTGTAATTACGAAATGCTCCTCTTGCTCGCACACATCAGGTATGTTCGTATTCACTACACGAATGATGACATTGGCTCCAGTGAATCCATTATTAGACTCTGCCATACGCTGGATTGTCTGAGTCACGTTAGATACAGATAACTTAATATTAGGCAAATCCGTTGCGTTCTCTGTGACATCTTGAATGGTAAACGGAAATGCAATATAAGTATTACCTTGAAATTGGATATTCTCCGTATTGTATACCAATCGAATCGTATCCCCTTTATAAGATATTTCTAACAGCATTAACCACACACCGGTGGCCGATATTTGGTTTTTCTCTAAAATCGATGCCGTTGAGAGCGGTAACATGTTATACCTCCTGTAATTTCACGGTTCCCATCCACACTCCGTAGTCATTCGCCGCAAAGTCTAATTGGTCAGCGAATCGTACATTTAGTGTTTCCCGTGTTTCCGGATGAACCCAAGCGAATATACCGGAGCAGTTGACTTCATCGAAGAATGACCGAAGTTTATAGTAATCAGCTGTTGGCAACTTGTACCCTACGGAATATGTCCGCCGGGTCTTTGTCGTCTTCTTCCTGGTAATTAGCGTCATGTTTTCAACTTGGCCTTTATACGAAATATCTGGAGTAGTCTCCTGAATTGGGTATATCGGCCATCGAATATCTGGAAATACTGCCATAGTTATACTGCGGATGCCTTGATGGCGTCACGCATACCTCCTTTGTTTGATTCCATAGCACGAACTACTACATCGATAACATAATTCTCACCATCAAACCGAGAGTTCTGTTGCTTGCTTTCGAGTTCTTGGCCAGACTGATTAACAATGTTAACAACCACGTTATTACTTGTAGCTCCGCCGCCCATTAATCTACGGGTTTCACTTGCTGTGTAAATACGATGGGATCCCGAGGACTGTAATAGTTCCGGTCCGTTTTCACCAACCAGCATAAGCCCTGGATTCGTTTTTCCTCCGGCAGCGAATCGATTTCCTGTAAATGCAGAACTAAACGAACTACCGCCGGCAAAGGACGATGTCCCTTTTGCAGCACCTAGTGAGCCAATACCACTTACTGCACCACCAAATAATCCTTGCAACTTAGGCATGATGTATTGTTGGAACGTTAACTGAATCATCATCTTAATAATGGCGTTTGTCATATCCTTGAATATGTCCTTAATGCCTTTACTGAATGACTTCGTTCCTGTTGCCATAGCCTCGAGATTATTCGTCCATGCCGAGTTGATAGAACTCATCGTACTGTCAAAAGTCGATTTAGCAAGATCCGCATAATTGGTAGTCTCTTGCTTATATTGTCGAGCCGCTTCTTGTAGGCTTGTTTTCAGACTGCGACCTGCGAGTTCCCATAGCTTCTGTTGAGACTCTAATAGGTTCTTTTCAATCTGCAGTCTTTGCGTAGCCGTTAACTGGGCCTCATTGACTTCACTCCGGGCATAGTCAATATAGGTCTTTAACTCTTCAGCAAGTAAGGCGTCCGCATCACTGCGAGATAAGCGACCAAGAGTAACCATATTGGTTAAGTGGTCAACGGTTTCACTCGTTTGTGTGTACGCCAACTCTCTGATTTTTTGCTCAGTATCAGAAGCCAATTTTAGGCGCTCTGCCTGAGCTTTCTTTTCAGCGAGTTCCTTATCGCCTACGGCTTTTGTATACTCGCGAACGTTATCATCAATCTGCGCCTTTTGTGCTTCAGCTTCCGCTTTGAGTAATTGCAAGCGGTCGCCTGTGCGTTCGAGATCGAGTTTCTTGATATCCTCGTTCATCTTACGAACACGGATAGTCTGATTTCGTTGTGCTTCAGCTAATCGCTTTTGATACAACTCTTCATTCTTGGCTCTAACTTGAGCGGTTAGATTTGACTCAGCGAGCTTTTTGGCGTTTGCCGCACTACCTGCTGTATCAGCCATAGAACTCGAAGCACCTGCTAATAAGCTAGTGTCTACGTACCCTGTAATAGCACCAAAATCGCCTGTAACAGATGGTTTAGCAATTACACCTGTGCTTGAATTAGCGCCAGTATATCCGCCGTTTCCGTCACTAATTACAATATGATTATCGCCAAGTACAACCACACCATCTCCGGCTTTAGGAACATATCCATCGCCCTCATCATGCCAAGCACCAGCGGCTCTTGCTGCGTCCATGATAGATGGGACATATCTAGGTACGTCCTTACCAAATGCCTGCAATACCGAATCAGAGAACAGCTTTCCGCAATCCGTTGCCCATGTACCATCTGCGCCTAACTCGTATGCCTTGCCGAGTTGCTCATTAGCTGCATCCAGTACGCTTACGGCTTCACCAGTAACGCCTCCACTCAATCCAGAAACAGAGCGGATAATATCACGAATATTCTTATTGTTAGCTTCATACTGGTTCTTAGCAGTTAACTTATCGATTTCGTATTGACTACCGTCAATTTGTAGGCTTTGCAAAGTAAGAGACCGATATAGTTCAGACATACGCTCCACGGCACTCGTTAACTTCTCTGCCGCTTGTTGAGCTTTCTTAGCGGCCTGTTCTTGAGCTTTGGCCGCTTTCGCTGCTTCCTCATTCGCCTTATTGATAGCTTCGGTATTCGTTAATCCGCCATTAGCAAGGTCCTCTTTCGCTTTTGCGAGTTCCTCATCGAGTTTCGCTTTTGCAGCATCCGCCTCTTCCTTTTGCTTTAAAGCCGCATCGATTCTAGCGCCCTCTTCTTTTGTGGCTAAGCGGTCATTTTTAATAAATCCGAATAAAGCTGAGTCTTCTATCCAATAACGTGCGTCATGTGATTCCCTAAACTTATCAGATATTCCTGCTGTTGAATTCGTATTTTTGTGAATACGCTTACCGTCAACTTCTACATTTAGATAAGAACCTGCAGTTTTAGATGCATACGCTGCATCATATATGTTCTTAGCTGCGAGCCCTGCTACCGTAGCCAATGTTACCCAAGGACCTGCAGCAGCAATTGTAGCTAATCGCATAAATCCGAGTGCGCTAGTTAGCGACCTCATGACTATGATTACTGCCCCAGCTTCTGCACCGAATTTGACAATACCTCCGATAGCTTCCTTTTGCTCAGCGGTCATTGTCTCGAATTCTTTAGCAACGTCTAACACGCCATTTGCGTAGTCATTAAAAACAGGAACTAACTCATGGCCGATAGATACTGCAAGCCTTTTCCCTGTATTCTCTAAATCTTTTAATTCCCTATTTAGCTTTGCAGATTTAGCTGCAGTCTCATCGTCGATGATAAGTCCCATTGCTTTAGCACGTTCTGCCACTTTGTCCATCTGTTCGGCGGACATATTAAGCATGGCGTGCATTTGGTAGCCAGTACGTCCAAAGAGTTCCATTTCGACACGAGTCTTTTCAGCGCCATCTTTCATGCCCCTTAGACGTTCCTGTATCATCTTAAATACTTCAACGGTATTCTTACCCTGAATCTGTTCAAGCGTGTAGCCTAATTTACTAAATATATCAGTACCGAGTTTTCCCTCTGCCCGAGCGACTTCCATTTTCTCTTTGGCCGCCCCAACATTCTTTGAAAACTTAGCGAATGCCCCAGCACTATCCTCCATAGCAATACCCATGTAATTGGCTACTGCTAATAGCTCACTGGTTTCTTTTGCTGTTGCCCCTGTGATACCGGATAACTTCTTAACGGCTACATCCCACTGAATAGCTTCCTTTGCGAGTTTGGCACCGATGCCTACAACACCAACACCGGCACCTATCGCCATGAGGTCATTCTTCATTTTGCCAAGAGCGGATTTGGCGCCTTCGGCACTTGCAGTAATTTTCTTGAGTCCGGCTTCCGTATTTTTATCTGTCAGCTGAACGACAATATCAATTAAATTATTGGCCATTCTTGTGCGCCACCTCCAACTCTTTAGCTTCCAAGATTATAAGCAAATCGATAAGGTGCGGTAGTGGCTCGATGCCGTAAGCCTTCGCCACTTCTAACACCGCAGGCATATCGAATCCAGCAATACCGCCTGAATGCCATCGTCGTTGCATACGACTAGCATTGTATACTCGCATTGCTTGTCTCGTTCCATCTAATTGGTGCGGGGAATTGAACTCACACTCCGAGCAGTCAAAATTCTGTTTAGTCTCGCGTTGCATCTTGATGCAATCAGAGCAGTATTTTGGTTTGTCGGAGTTGAGCCAACTCCACGCATCAATTAGTTTTTTTCGATTTCAGCCTTTTTTTCATTAGTGAAACGCATAGTTTCAATTGCTAATTCCATAACGCCATCGTTAGGTGCTTCTGCGATTTCACTATCAGACATCTTATACACATTTTTCATAATCCATTCGGCTAAATCGCGATACCACAATAATTTAGCCGGTTCAGGAGTTTCTTCCGGAAGAGGTGTGTATAACGGATCTAATTCAGCCTTAATCAATTCGCTACGCTCAGCAAATGTTAAACCTCTTAATTTAATATCTTCAAATGCCATGTTGGCACCTCCTAGTATTGTTCTTGATTATTAACTAATGTAATGATGGATGCAGAGCGACCAGCATCTGCACGATAGTATGCTTTAAACGGCAATTCAATATTGACGCCACGAGGACCATCGATGCCTGGAGATTGTCGTTCGTACACAAGTTCAGGCAATTTGAATGTAAGCGACCAGTCATCTTGTTCAAGTCGCAATTCCAAGCTGGATTCCGTACCGTTAACCGCTTTGTTTAAAAGATCCTTATTTTGGAAGAATGCTTTAATCGTCCCAGAAATTGACACAATACCCGGGTCGATGTATGTTCTAAAGCCTTTACCGCCGATAGCGTAAGAATCACCATCCAAGCCAAAATCAAAGTTGATATCGCAACTTAAAATGTTGGCCACCGTAACGCCGCCTTCTTTAATTGTTGCGTTTAGGTTTTGGAACGGTAAGAAATTAACTGCTTTTGCTGCAGCATCAAATGTAGTGGCCGCTAATGTTTCCTTACAGCCCATCACATCAACGGATGCAGTTAATTCGGCATCGCCGCCGAACTTAAATCCTAATTTACTAACTCGTGCGCCAGCAAATTGCTGGAACACGTTAACATCAGGGTACCCCTGCTCAATAGTTAACGACGGCATTGTGTTACCGATTTTAAACACATGCTCAGACTTCTTATTTGGCGCTTGGCCAGTTGTATTAGAAGTCGGTTGACCGAATGCAGCTTTTAGCCAGTATCCGATGTCGATTACACCAACAGGCACGACTAAACTACCGGACGTGTCAATGTTGCCACGGAATGGCGCTGCAGGATTACGATCGCCACGGATTACGGTGGAATCGTTTAAATTTTGACTAGCTTTCACAGAGCTAGAAATGATTGGCGTGATTACACCACCAGTGGATGGCGTTGTACCAAAATCCGCCTCAAACGCAATCGCCACATGGGACTGAGAACCCTGTGCACGTTTTGCTGTTGCCATATGCATTTCCTCCTTTAATATTCAATATTCCCGCCGATTACATGCGGGATGGTAATAGTAGCTGTCAGGCGCCCAGTAAATACAGGACGCCAGTTCATGCTATCCAATTCATAATCTATATCGATAACCGGGAACGCCGTGTTGACCCTGCAGATGCACTCGATAATTAGCTGCCCTAAATTATCTGATTCAAGGGCTCCATCATATCGAATGATATTCTTATCGCGAATTGCGCCTTTATGTACAATACCCCAGACAATCATCAACGAATAGTGATATTCGTCGTTAAATCCTTCTTGCTTGCTACTTGGCAGTAATATGATGCAAGGACAGTCATCTTCAAGCGGGGCGTCAACATCGTCATAACCGACATACAGTTGCGCCGGCTTTCCGTATTTGTCATTACAAAATTTATTTAATCCTTCATCTGTCGATAAGGCTTCCGCCCATCGGTTCACTATACGTGACATGGGGATTGTTTGTTGTAACATTTAATATCACCTTACCTTATAGCTACGTCGAGATGCGGATTGTGCAGCTGGACCATAAATAGCGTAGTCGCCTATCTTACCCTCGATATAAGGTTTAAGCTTAGGCTGTAACGCAGCTTTCATAGGACCATACGTATGACGTGGCTGAATTTTGAACATCGATTTTCCTTTTGGTAACGGTACACCGGCAGCAAATAACTTCTTGCGCATAGGCTCTGTAATCTGCTTAGTGTACCCCTCTTCAATTCGTTCACCCAATCGTTTTGCCGAATTGGATAACCACCCAACTCGGACGGATTGTTTGCCTTTGTCATATTGATATCCGACTGCATTTGATAGCTTACCTAGAGGACTGTATCCGATTGTCCTGGCGCTAATGCCCATATCAAGTAAGGCATTTCGCGATTTAGAGCCCCAGGCCTCTCGTTCAGCTCGTCCGCCACTTTGGTAAGCTTTTCGGAGTTTAGCACCAAATGCTGATTCAAATGCAGCACGTCGTGCGGGTGCCATAAAATTGGGATATCTACGTCCACCTGGTGCACCCAACCGAATGCCCTGCTTAATTTCCTTTTGCATCATCCACCCTGCGGATTTTAACGCTTTACGCATCCAGTCCGGTTTAGTCTCTGCAATGAAATTCAGATACGGTGTGGCTGTGTCTGTAATCGTAATAGGTTCATTACTCACGGTCTCACCGCCCTCACGTTATGGACAATTTCCAAACAATACATCGTGCCGTCAAAGTTTGAAATGTGATCAACGTACCATTTCTCGCCATTGATATACACTTCATCTTTTGAATGTGGTTCAGGAACATCCTTAGCACGCACCCAAATCTGAGCCTTATCAGCTAGTGCTTTATCGACAAATCCGGAACCTTTGCCATCATATTCGCCAATCTCCACGCTAGCTTTGATAACTTGGCCTTTGTAGGTAATTCGCTCACCAAATACAGAAAGCAGTGCATTAGGCTTATATCCTAATTTCATAGTGCATTACCTCCTATGGAGTAGGCGGGCGTATGCCCGCCCTTACATTACTTTTCTACATTAGGCCAAAGAGCTACATCAACGGTCTTAGCGCTTGCAGATTTTGCAGAAATGGCAATGCCCAATACTGGATTTGTGTCTGTTTTAGTTGCACGCTTTTGATCTTTGTCGAAATACACAGTATCACCTACTGCAAATGCATCTGTCACAACTGCATCAACTGTAAAACAGCCAGTTACCTTAACTGCACCGATTGCACCAGGCGCAATATCAGTTATTGCCACACCGTGCATTTTACCGATAGGAACGATGTCCCCTACTTCAATCATTTCGGTTGTTGTATTTTTAAAATCGACGCGGTCTAGTTCTTGAATGAATTTAGCCATATCTATTTACCTCCTAATCAGTTACTAATTATTTACCAGGATTTTTATACAAACCGCGGAAGTCGAGAGCTGTTGCGTTGCAATCGATTGCTACTTTGTACTCGATGCCGTCAACCTTGAAGCCTGTTTGCGTTTCTAAACGAGGTGTTTCAATGCCATTTAAGTACGTTACTTCGATAGTTTGTACATCTGTAGGACGGGATGCCAAATACCAAGCATGCGGATCCGTTAATGCTGCATCTACGACGATAGTGAATCGACCACTGAATGGGTTAACTGTATCATTGCTACGAGCAGGGTCTACCACAGATTTAACTACTTGATACGCTAATGCTTCGAGCTCAGGTGGAACAATCAAATACGTAGGTGAGATATTCAAATTACGATTTTCACCAATATGTTTTTGGCGACGCATAGCCGCTACGCCTGCAGCTAAAGATACAACACTTAACTCAGAGCCTGTAGTTGCTAAGTTCTTACGGTCTGCACTAAACAAAGCCTTTCCATCTTCTAACACAGTATTGCCGCTTAAAAGGTCATATACCATGTTATTGATTTTATTTTTTGCTGCACGACCGAATTTAGAAGAAATATCGTTAAATACACCCAAATCGTCATTAATAAGAGCTTGTCGAGTTAAGCTGAACGTACGTCCGAATGTCAATACACTAACATTCGTACCGGCTTCGCTCATTTGGGAATCCTTGAATTGTCCGCCCTCGGGGACAAGTTTCAATTCGGCTGCTTCGGAAAGCAAAATACGTTTTGCTGGTTTGAAGTCACGGTTACTGCCTTTTCCAGCCCATGTTGCAAATGTGGATGGTGCAGTTTCATAACCTTGCATCAAGGCCTTATTTGCTACATTAGACAACGCGATTGGGAAAGAGGATGTAGAGTTGATAGCTTCACGAGCTAATTCCAATCGATCGGAGTAATTAACAGTTAGACCTTCACGAGCTATAGACTCACGTGCTAATTCCATCAAGGACATAGAACGAAGTTCATCTGCACCTGGTGCAGGATTTGCGACTGGGATACCCATAGACATCATCAAAGCGTCCTGCATAGCCATGCGGAACTTATCAGAATCTGCTTCGCCGACTTTAGTAATTACTGGTTTATTGCGTTCACGCAACGCATCCATTACTACCTCACGAACTTCGGCAACAGATTTGCCAGATTTGATGAAATCATCTACACCATCAACTTCGAAATCACGGCATAGACTTGTGATTGTAGATACGCGTTCACGTTCTGCCGCAATCAACTTCTTAGCGTCATCTGCATTAAAACCTTTAACTCCGGACTCTGGTACTTCCGGTACTACTTGTGGCACGTTTTGCTCAGTGCCTTTTGCTTTTGCATCACCTTTCATAGGTTCCTCCTCATTATCTTCTACACTTCTGCCTACCCCTACAGTCGGATCTGCAGGGACGGACACAACACTAATCTCCAATGGTTCCCAATATGTAATTACGTATGCTGGGCCTGTAAACCGGCCATTGGAACTTTTAGAATCGGAATCGATTAATTCCTCATATCGGCCTATGTCATATCCGACACTCACGCCCTGTAGTGTGCCTTTTAGCACTTTTTGATAAATCTTTTCAGACTCATCGTCTTCATCGAATCGAACAATCGCTTTACCTCGATTGTCTTCAATCCACACCTTTTCGATGTGGCCGACAACCGCGTCGCGGTCATGATTAAATAACACTGTGCCTAATCCATTATTAAAGCGGTCTAGGTTAATGCATCCGTCGTCATGACACAATATCTCTGTTCCGAACCATCTTTCATATGGCTCTTCAGAGGAAAAGGACAATTCGACGGTACGATCATCGTTCGCTTCGATATTTGTAATTTGCGCCTCTCGGGCATATTTACCTAAGAGCTGCTTCTTTGCAAATTTCCCCACTAGCTATCATCTCCTTTCATATCAGTGGTGCTATCATCCGCTAGATTCGTTATGTCCCCATTCATATCAAGGGCAACACCCAATTCCTTAATGCGGTCTTGTTCCAGCTTCCGCTGTTCCAGCACTTCTTCCCAGTCCTTACCAGATGCACTACATACGTCTTCGAGCGTTGTGAGTCCTGCCTTAATGGCTTCCTTGTTAGCGTTAACTTCCTTAACAGGGTCAATCCAAGACCAGCCTGGAGCTAACCACGCTACCTTTTTATAAAGTTTTGGGTTTGCTGCATAGTCATTGGCCGGGATAATTCCCTTTAGGTAGCATGCTTCAATGAAAGCGCGCCATACCGGCATACAAAAATGCTCAATTATAAAACGCTGCATCTGCTTGAATGATTGCTGGTCCTCCAGCATATTCTGCCGAGCTGCGGAGAAGTTACCACTAATATTGCGCGTCACTATGTCCGCGCTTAGACCCATACCTGACGCTATGCGTCTTGTTTGTGTCGCTGAGTATTCTGATGCGGTTCCTGCATTTCGCTTAGGTTCCGCAAATGAAATTGATTCACCTGCACGTAGATGTTGGATAATCCCTGGCGCCATTGAACGAACTTTCTTGCCTTTACTATCAATCTTATTTGCAACCATCGGGTTACCCCCAGTATTACTTGTTACGAACGCGCCGAAACATGCGGCTACACGAGCCGCTATAAGGTCGGCATCCATGTATTCATCTACGTCATGAATACGCTTTAATACGAGGGCTAACATACTAACCCCGCGCAGTTCACTAGGTCTGCGAGGCTTATGTAATAGAAAAGCCCTATTACTTGGCAGCCTTGCCTCGTTAAACGACCGTATTCCTAATGGATCTGTTTGGAATACGTGATATGCTATTGGTCTTCCGTATTTATTAACTTCCACGCCATTAACAATACTGTTGCCATTCTCGCTTACCGATACGGCTCCGATATTCTCGCCCTCGATAAGCTGTAATGATAGTGGTATATCTGCGCCTTCGGAGGTCATATTAACTAGGATTTCCCCGTCATAGACCATTCGGCGCAGAGCCATTTCTTGCAACTCGTAGAACGTAGATATTCCTCGGATATCCGCGTTTTCCTTATCCACCCAGTCCGCCCAAGCTTCCTCAATTTTCTTATTGAGTCTTTCATTCAGCTTTCCTGCGCGGGTCTTAATTTTGCACTGTGGCTTTATTCCGGTACCTACTACATTCCGTAATAATGCCAATACAACACTTTCAGCAAGGTCACTATTAAGTTCTGCTGCACGTGCACGACCTCGAATCAAATCACGTTGGCCTGATGCTACTTGTTCAGCTGTACCAAATACTGGCATCCAGTCGCCACTCAATCGATCTGTTGACGCCGCATCATATCCACGTTCAAGCGAACTACGGAAATATGCTCTACGGGCAGCTCGTTCTGGATTGAAATAAGCTATTACCTTATCAAGAATATTCATCGTCGCTCCCATGACACGTAGGATGTCGTGTTATTACCTTCCTCATCATCAACGCGAGCCATTAACTCACGCTCACGGGCATATAATGTCGGCAGATCATGCGTTTTAAATCGCTTACCACCTACAGACATCTCGGCATATCCGTTCGTCTCAATTTCCTCGATTATCGTTCGAATACGTTCCAAGTCTTCTCTTGCGCTCATGGTCTCACCTCCTTCTTAGCTAAACCAACCTCGGCTATCTGCATTAAAGTCTTCATCATCCGTATCTTCGTCCTCCTCATCGGTATCCAGATTATATTCAGGTAAGTATTTAACACCTACCGAATCCGCCACCATGGCGTTGTATACACACGTATCCAACAAATGATTCGTTGGGTGACTGGTTAACGGTTTCCATTGCACTGTAACTGCCCCGGTCTTTACATTTCGGATTTCTTGCTTTTCCTCCGACCGGAGATGCTCCGAATATTCCTCCGGGCAATCCTTAAATAAATGGATTGTGCCAGCCTCATTGGCCGGGCGTACCATACGTGCAAATATGAAGTCCTTCCAGTAATCGGTATTCACTACGTACAGCTTCATACCACCGATGACGCCCTTCTCGATGCTGCTCATCTTATACGGCGGAGCTAGAGGACTATGCGACGAATCACCTTTAACTGGCACACATACTTCTGGGTACTGCGCACAGTACTGATATACTTCGTCTGTTCGGTAGCCACTATCGATACCGGCCCTCACAATCTTACGAGCCTCACCATACTCTGATGGATATTCTCTATCAATGAGTATCTCGGTTAAGTCTGCCCAACTACTTGCTTGACCATAATCAACTAAGTAACTTGATACGCCATGAGCGTAGGCCCTAACTTCCCACCAGAAATGATCTTGCTGCACATCGACAGACGCAATGAGTAGTGGCGCATGTTGGGGCACAATACCGCGAGGAACTTCCGATTGTGTAAACACGAGGTTCTGTGTGCTTTTAGTTTTCGCAGATTTCCACGGCTCCGCTAACCACGAGTTGATAAAGTTCATCAACTCACTGGGCTTATCCTTTGATTTAACAAACTCATACGCCACATCACCAAAGGTAACCCAGGGAGAATAAAGGGATGACAGATGATAGGCTACCGACCGGGTAACTCGGACTTGTGATTCATTCACAGTCCGCCATTCGCCTTGCCGGAGCATATCCATCTTGTGCTTATCATCAATACGGTGCTTACAATGTTCGCACTCATAATATGCGGTATCACGTATCATATCCGCATTGCCATGGTGTTCCTCCGGCCATTTTATCTGTTTGAATTTGAGGGTCTGCGACACCCCGCAATGCGGACATGGCACGAAATACTGCTTACGTTCATTTGCGTCCATATATGACTGCCAAATATTGCCACTTTCAATCGTAGGAGTTGATACTCTTACAATCTTCTTATCAACGAATGTCTTGGTACGTTCCTCAGCCAACTTAATCGGATTCGCTTCCTTGCCGGAGAAAGCTGGATACTTATCAATTTCATCAAAGAATAAGTACTTAATTGACCGACTTGATAAGCTGCTTGGTGAGTTCGCCCCGACAAGCACCATGTAGTTCCCATTAACGAAGTCTAACTCCAGCAGCTTACTGCCTTCGTCATATATATTCGCAAGCGGCTCTACGCTCCTAATCATCGGTTGTACACGTTTATCGCTAGCGAATTTCGCGATAGTATCCGTCGGATACACCATCATGACTGGTGATGCAGTTTGATGTAACGCATATCCGATCATATTGAGTTCGGCTTCCGTCTTACCTATCTGCGCCCCGAAACATAACGAGATGCTTTCAATAAGAGGGTCTGTAAATTTGTCCATAAGTTCCTTGAGATAAGGTGTCCGCGCTGTACGCCATCGTCCAGGTTCAGCAGATATATTAGTCAGTACCCTGTACCTATCCGCCCATTCCGAAACGGTGTATCTTTCAGGTGGCTTGAATGCTTCCAGTTCCTCGGGGAACCAGTCAACCTTTGGTCTTTGCTTTTCCCGCGGCTTTGAATTTCGGCGTGTACTCGCCTTCGCGTGCGTAGCTTTCGAGGTATTCTTCGACAAGGCCATTCACCACCTTTTCTACACGAGCACGTTCCTCAGGATCCGTGAACTCACTTCCGATACGCTTACCTAGTTTGGTAAAGGATGTCTTTAACTCCAATATTCGATTAGCCCATGCTTGCGCCACATCGGCACGAGGGACATATTCGCCATTTAGCACATCTAGCATTTTCTTTTCACGCGCAGCCTTTGCTTCTTTATAATCTGCTTCGGCTTCTAACTTACGAGTTGATGCGGATTTGCTTTTAGCGTTATCACCTTTCGCCTGCCCTAAATATACGAGGACTTCTCGGAGATTCCACCAACCTACAGAGGCTTTAGGCATTCCTGCTTTATGATGGCGAGAAATAATTTCCGGAGTGACCCGCAAGAGGTCACATAGTTGAGTGCTAGATACGAGCAGATTGCCCGCAGCATCAAATTTCACTCTCGGTTTTGTGTCCGCCATAGGTGTACTCCTTTCTTAAATCGTCTTTCTACATTCAACAGGAAAATTTTTCTCACAGAGAGAGGGCCATCGCGCGGGGGCGACCAGCGGCCATTTTTCGCCCGCGGAGTACCTTTTCCAAATTTTCATTTTCTCAATTAGGAGTTATCATTGATACTCAATAAAAAAGGGTAGACCTCAACTAAGTAAGGTCTACCCCGGGGCAGTGCAGCAGGCAGACATATTGTGCGGGCCAGACACTGCCTGCTATCTACTACACTTACATTATATTAAATTAAGAGCGTGCCATTCTATGCCATCTTTTCAAATTCAGCGATTGCTTTCTTGTGAAGTCTGTGAACTTGTCGCCACGAATACCCTAACTCGACAGCTATCTGCTCCCATGGCAATGCATTAATATATCTGAGATTCAATACATCCCTATATTGTCCGTCAGCTATTTGGTTGATGACTTGCTTGACCTTGTTTCGAGAATCAATCAACTCATCCCATTCTCTGTTCAGTTCCTCCCTACATTCTTGTAAGTGCTTACTAATTCGTGGCATAGCATCTCCCGATTCACATATCTGTATAGCTTCTGAATGTAAATCTCGGTTAATCGCACCTAGCTGAATCTCTAACGCACGCATTCGCTGCTCAGTATGGCGGACAGCTTGTAGTTCTTCCTTAGCCATCATACTCGATAATCTCCATATTTACTGATAATCATCTGTGCTCGTAGTAATCCGTCAATGTATCCGCTTTCACGAATTCTATCATCTAGCATAGGTGATCTCAGTTGCCTATTACGGGCTCGTATGATGGCAAGACTTAAATCTGACTGTATGGCACCTACAATCACATCTGCCCTACTCCTACGCTTTTGCATCCTTTACCTCCATACGTTCGACAATATCCTCAATGGCTTCTACCATGTCTGCTTTGCATTGCTCGACAGCAGTGAACATCTCCTCACACATGGCGTATGCATCATCACTCAGGTCATCATCTAATCTCTCGGCAACATTATCTTTGAGATTATCTACAACCTTAACTATATCCATGACAAGTTGATACGTGTCATCTAGATAGTGCCCTTTGTTAATTAGTAGACGCTCGACTTTTGTCATGCTCTTCCCTCTTTGCAATTTCCCGATTTAAATACCAACGGGCTTTTTTCAAATCCTTAATAGCATCATCCTTATGCCCAGCTCTGGATACATACTTCACAACATTACCTAATCGATATCCTAGTTTCTTGTCTTCGATGTAATCGATAACCTCGATATCGCCTTGTGTATAATGACTAGGATGGTTGATATCATCACATTGCTTATCTATGCGTCTAGGAGGTTCAGGAGGTCTGGAAGGTCTATGAGGTCTATCTAGTATATTTCTTCCCATATTTATACCAAATCGATTCGTTGCTTCTCCGAAACGTCTCAATTCTTCATTCGCTATGTAACGACTTAGCTCTTCACTAGCTGATAGCCTAGTAGGTGGCGGCGGGGGATTATTTGGTTGCTCATACAATCTACCTGGGGTTAACCCGTACACAGTCTTGTATTTTCGTTTATCAACAATATCTATAACTTGAATAGTCGTGTAACACACTATTATTACAATAGCTCCGAATAATCCCGCCATTATAAAATGATCCATATTAATCATCCTTTCTGTATTTATCAATTCTCGCTTTTAAACTTTGCAGCACATATTCCTGCGCCCGGTCCTTTTGCGCTAGTGCGTCCATCATATCCTCATCACGAGTTCCCTCACATATTAGATGATGGATAATTACCTTCTCCATTTGACCTTGGCGGTGTAGCCGCTTATTAGCTTGTTGATATAGCTCAAGACTCCAATTTAACCCGAACCATATTACGTGGTTCCCGCCGTCTTGTAAGTTAAGCCCGTATGCCGTACTAGCCGGATGTGCTAATAGAATATCAATCTCTCCAGCATTCCACGCTATCTCATCATCGGCACCCTTTAACTCACGGACACGTAGTTTAGTCTTAGCTAATGCTGCTTTTAGTCGTTCACAGTCATGTTTAAAATTGTAAAACACTAATGCAGGCTTGCCGTTCAACTGTTCTACAAGTTCCATAAAAGCCTCAATTTTACAGCCATGTATCTCGTGAACATTCCTATCGCCATCATATACGGCGCCATTCGCTAACTGTTGTAGCTTTGTAGATAATGCTGCTGCACTCAAAGCTGTGATATCTTCGCCAGCTTCAATCAACTCTAATACAGATGTGCGTTCCATATCTTCGTATGCCTTTTTAGCTTTTGAATCTAACTGCACATATTTAATATCGTTGATGACTGGAGGTAGCTCCAAATAGTCACTGGCTTTCATGGATATACATAACCCAGATATTGCCGCCATGATACTGTCATTTGAATCGGATTTAGGTTTATAGGAGTACACCATTTCGCGTGACCTCTGATCGGGCTCGAAATAGTAATCTCTAAATCCTGTGTACGTTTTACCTAACGACTCGCCGCGGTCTAATAAATACACTTGTGCCCATAAGTCGATTAACCCATTAGGGGCTGGCGTACCTGTTAACAACACCATACGCTTGATGTGGTTATGCATATAGGCTAATGATTTAAAACGCTTAGCTGTGTGGTTTTTAAAGGAACTAGATTCATCCACAACTACCATGTCAAATGGCCACGCATTCTTGTAGTAATCAACTAACCACGTTACATTCTCGCGATTGATGATGTATATGTCGGCAGGTGTGTTTAAAGCCTTAATACGCTTTTTCAGGCTACCTAATAC